GTTATTAGAGTAACGTACCATGCGTCATTATAGTAACGTACCATGCGTCATTATAATAACGCCCCTACCGTCTTCCAATGAACGCTTCCAAGTCCTCCAACGGTATCGACTCGTCATGCGGATAGAAAGAGTTAGCCAGCGCATCAAAATAGTCGGTCGATCGACCCAGCCGTTTGATGATGTCCTCTTTCTTCTCGATGGCGATGGAGCCGCTGGATGTGAAGTGCCACTTAATCTCCGTTGCCTCTTCCATCAGTTCGTCGCACTCCGGCAGGGCAGGCTCGAAGCCGTTCTTGGGATCAAGCCAGTCGCGCACCGCCCAGTACAGGTAGGCCTTCATGTTCGCGAACTCATACTGCTCGGTCATGTCCGTCAGTCCTTTGGCACTCTCCGAGAACTTGCAGGAGAAGGCGTTTCGGTTGCCTTTCTCCAGCAGCCGCGAGTACACGCCTGCACCCTCTCCGATGGTATCGATGAACGCTTTCGATTTCTCGTAGCCGAGGTACTGCGATATCATCCCGACCACGTGCATGTGGTCTGCCTTGCCGGCTGATTGATGGGTGTCGAACTCGTCCACGAAGTTGCCGTATCTGGGGCAAAGGATGCTGCTGTCTCGGCCCATACCCGCCACATCGACCCCCAAGCGGCACATCTTGATATGCTCGAAGCCTTCCTGCGATTTGAGCTGCTTCCATCGTTCGTTGGCACGCTCGACCCACTCCTGCGGGATCAGCGCATCCTTGCTCACTCTGGGGAACTTGCCCAGCACCTTGATGCGGAAGGTGTCGTTCGGGCGGTACCATTGCCCTTCCCACTCGAAGTCACCCTCGTCCTCGTTGATGTCCGTCATGCGTATCTTGCTGCACCAGTTCTCGACCTTATCCTTGACCCACTCGTAATCGACTTGGCCGGGATAGACGATCTCCTTGGCTCGTACGTTGGCAGCGTTGAGCGAGTTCAGCCGGAACTTCTTGAAACGCGAGGACTTCATCGCCTTGGCAGCGTAGCCGGTGGTCGTATTCGGGTTGAACACAATCAGCAGCCGCGAGTTGCCCTGCAGGTTACCCTCGATGGCTTCGAAAGTCTTCTCCGAGATACCGGAAGCCTCCGTGACCACGAACATGACGTTCGCCGCGTGGAAACCCGACCATGCCTCGACGTTATCATCGCCAGCCTTGAAGCCTGTCAGGAACCACTCTTCCCACTCGGTGCGTATGTCGTGCGCCACCAGACGACCGGGGAGTATCTTCGCCGCCTTGAACAGACGCGTGAACTCCGGCACCATGATGTTACCCACCTGACGATCGGTCGGAGCCGTAAGCGCTACCTTCGTGTTGGCGGTCATCTTACCATGCTCGTCAAACTCCGGTGTGAGGTAGAGGAAACAGATAGCCGCCACCGCAGCCACGAAATCCTTGCCGCGAGACGTTCCGGAAGCCACAGCCGTACGGGGATTGTCCTGCACCGAACGCAGCACGTCTTTCTGCTCGTCATCCAAATCAACGTGCAGAATCTGCTCGGCAAACAGACACCAGTCCTTTCGCCAAATCGGCATCCATCCTCGTAACTTCTCCTGTGGGGTCATCGTCTTATGATTGCGGCGGGTCAGGCAGGCCCTGCATCGCCTCGATAAACGGATTCATCTTCACATCCTGCTCAGTACGCTCTACGTAGCCACGGTCTTTGCCCTTCGTCTTCAAATAGAAGATGATGGCGGTCAGGTCTTTGTCGTTGATCTTCTCCATCAGCATCGACTCGGCAAAGTCCACCAATGCGTCCTCTATCTCCTTGCAGGCAGCGTCGAAATCCTTATCGTTCTCACGCCAGTAATAGAACGTACGGCGACCGATATTAGCCGCCTCGCAGGTTACAGATACGTTCGCTCCTTTCTTCTCGAATATCTTGAGCACCTGCACCTTCTTCTCCTTGATTTCCCGAGCGATCTTCTCCTCGCGGGTCTCTTTCTTGACCTTCGGAGTCTTCGCCTTTGGCTTCGGCTTGGGTGCCGGCTTTGCCTTCGGCTTCGCTTCTTTCTTCGGTGTGGGTTTCTTCGTTGCCATAGTAACTCCTTTCGTTAGTGCTTAACTCGCCGTGTCCACCATCATGCGTATGGCGTTCCGGTAGCCGATGCCGTTGACCTCCATGCACTTGCTCAGATAGCCATCCGGAGCCAAGCCGGGGATCATATTTACGTCGATGATGTACGGCATGTGGTTCACGATACGGGTGTCGATACGCAGCAGATGCCTTGCTCCTATCGCATGGAACACCTTGCGTACCGCGTCATCCAAACGGCTGCTCTTGTACCGCTCCGGCGTGAACGAGAAGCCTGCTTTGGTCATCTGCGTGTGCAACTCGCCGCCGTCGTTCGGACGCATGATAGCCGAGAACATCTTGAGGTGCAGATCCTCTCTGCCCCAGAAGACCGCCGTGGTTACCTCGTCGCCCTCCAGATACTCCTCGATCATCGGCTCGATACCGTGCTGCCATAACAGGCTGCACTTGGTCATCACCTCGTCTCTGTTCCTGCATATGCTGTACGGATCAACACCGATACTGTTCTCGCCATAGCGCGGCTTGACGAAATACTTGCGTCCGGGCACGATGTCATCCAGCGCAATCGTCTGCGGGAAGAAGAGACCGTTCTGCGCCAGCACCACCTTGATGGCTTCCTTATCGTGCGTCAGCCAGTCCACCATATACGACTCAACCGTCGATTCGAAGCAGTATGCCTGCTGCGCCTCACGAAGCCGTGCGTTGATACGCGGGTCTCTCGTCCTCACGATGGCGATATCGCCGCGATGAATGAACGCGAAGTTATCCTGCGGCGTGGCAAGACAGATGTCGATCTCGCCTTCCGGAAACGCCTGCTTATAGTGGCGGTACGTAGGAAAACTGCCGTCTTCCTCTTTCCTATTTGCTATCACCCATATCATGTTCTTTCTCCTCTCTTATTTCAGTTAAACGTTCAGCCGCCAACTCCAGCACCTTTGCGAAAGAGATGGACGGACTCTTAATGTTCCACTCCTTGCCTACCTCCGTCTGGAGTTTCAGCAGCAGTTCCTCGTTCGTGCCTTGGTCCGCAAGGATGAGTGCGTCGCTCTTCTTCGCCTGCTCCCGGATATCGCCGTAGATGTCATCGACGCTCTGGAAACTGTTCGGGTACAGCACGACTGCAAACGTGAACGTCTCTTTGAGCGCGAACACGTCGATACCGTCCATGCTGATAGGCTTGATCTCGTCCATGTTCACATGAGCGAACTTCTTGAAGTCGATGGACTTGATCTGCTCAAACAGCTGCTTGAGGATGCTCTGATTGTCGGAGCCGTGCAGCGAGTTGTGCGAGAGTTGTATGGCGATTATCTCATCCTTGCTCAAGTCCTCCTCGGCGCACCAAAGGATAGGCAGCGTCTTCCAATGCAGCTTCTTGCAAGCACGCAAGCGGTGGTGACCGCTAATCATTACGTACCGACCGTCTGCTTTCTTATAGCAGCACGGTACACTACTTAAACCGGATTTGTCGATATTGTCGCATAACGTGGCAAAATCCTCTCCGGTCATCTCGTTCGCGTTCAGTTCCGCTTCGTCTATGAGATTGATATCCACTCTCTCATATTTCCATCTTTCTTCATTTGCCATTCTTCAATGATTTTTGATATTTCTCTATTATTTCCTTATTACTTGCGTAGATGCCCAGCGTACCCTCGTATGCGAGATAAGATGAGGTGCAATGCTCATCCACTTTCTTGTACACACCACGGTACTTCATGCTGACCGGCTTGTGCGTATAGGCACAACTGATGACCCTCTCGCATAACTTGTGCATCCGGCGGCTCAACTCCATCTGAACGCCCTTGGTCTGGATGCAGAACAGGATGAACTTAGCCAGTCGCGGTATCGCGTTATTCGTGCAGAAGTCCGTCAACTGGAACAGGTCATAACCCTTGTGCTGCGGAAGCGTGAAGCCGAATCCGCCCAGCGTGTACTTATCGTACATCACCACGAACGCATAGGTGCAATGACTGACCGTATCGACCTTGCGGATGTACTTGCGCTGTAGGCTGTACAGCACATCCGGACTGACACGTATCGTACGCAGTTTGTTCGGATCATCGATGACCAAATCGTCCGGCGGTACAATCTCGTTCACCTCGATACGGCTGGACGAATAGGACGTACTCGCTTTGTTGCTCGACGAGTCTTTGTTGCAGTACAGGAACCGGCCGGCAGACCAACGCTCACCGCCCGATGAGTTCCACATCGCCAACTTGTGCATGTTGCTCAGGTACGGACTGTTGCTGATATAGTAGAAATACGTGTCCTCCGGCAGACTCTCCACCAGATTGTAGTACTCGTTGCGTGCCAAGTCAAACTCCATCTCCAAGTCGCTGTTTTCCGAGATGAGTTTGAACGTGCGCTTCTGCGTCTTATCCTTGCCGTAGTTGAAGAATATCACCTTCTCGTGCGCTATAGCGTCCTGCAGCGTGCCGACATGGAAATCGCAGGTGGTCAGCAGCTTCATCAGTTTCTCGCTTGCTTTCTCGGTCCGCTCGATACTCTCTTTGGCTTTCATCTTGAGTGCCTGGAATACTGCATGATTGCGTGCCGACTCGGACATGAAGAATTTCTGCAACTTCTCCGCATAGAGCGCAAGTGCCAACTGCCGTTGCGGTGTAGGCTGATTGTAGTCCTCCAGCCATGCCAGTTTGTTGCGGTACGTCAGACATACCCTGCCGTTCGCTATCTCGTGCAGCAGGTAGCAGTACGCATCCTGACAGTAGATCGACAACTGCACCTTATCCATGAAAAACAACTCATAGTAATACAGGAAGCCGTTGACGATGCACAGCTGCTTGTGCTCGTGCTTGGTGATGGCTTCGTGCAAGGCTGATGCCTGACGCGAGTTGTAAGGCAGCGACTTGGTCTGGAACGTCTCGATAGCCGAGTACGGATTGCCCTGATAGATAAGAGGCACCAACTCGCCCGGTAACTCGTATTTGAGCTTCGTGACCGCAAGGAACTCTTCGTAGGTGGATATAGAGTGAAAGTCCTCTAACTCGTGATTGACCGCATAATAGAAGATGCGGTACGTCGATAGCACGCAGTTCAGAGCAAGATAGAAATTGTCCGTCGCATGATACGTACGGAACTCGATGGTCTTCGTCTTGAAATACGCGGATATATTGACTGCATGACGGATATAGCCTTTCTTCGACTGGTTCGTGAATAACTCGCGTATCTGGTCAAAGGTCTCGGCTTTCAGCAGTCCGTAATAGAACTTCTCCGTCGGTACCGGCATCAGATTGAACACCAGTTCGTCGCTCTCCGAGATGGTCGCATAGCGTTTGATGTAGGGATAGCAGACATAGAAAAACAGGAACACCTTTTTCAGTTGCTCGACGGTGAGGTCACCGGCATAGACATGCACGTGGGTATAGATGCACCACTTGAGTTTGCCACCAGCCGCCACCATCGACTCATAGACGCTACGCAGTCCGTGCAGATCAGCCATGCTCGTAATGTGCAGCGGCGGGGTGTTCACCTCGCCACCGAAACGCTTGTTAGACGATCCGTCCGTATTGACTATCTCTTCGTCCTTGCTCCATGAATAACCGGCAGGCAGTACCACTTTCTGCCTGTCGAGGTTACACATCTCTATCTCTACGCCGAAGGTGCGTGTCGCTATGTCGTTAAGCAATTCCATACTGCTCGTCTATCAGTTCACGAATATACTCCTGTGCTCCCAAGCGTGCCAACGTACGGCCACACTCTCGGAAATCGTACAGCAGAGCCGCTGACGCGATGTCAATGAGGGCAGTCGTAATAGGAACGGTCATGTGCGCAGCATGGGCAATGCTCTCCAGCAGCACCAGACCCTGCGACACGTCTTCCGTGATATAACGCGACTTGACCGAGGTCGGACTGATGGCGCGGTCGCTTGATTCGGAATAGCGGAAGAAGCTCTCCAACTTATTGCCGAGGAAACCGCCTGCATCGTAGATATCCACCGGCTTGCATCCGAGTGCCTTGAGTACGCGCCGTTTCTCCTCATCCAACTCCTGCATGATATTCAGCGTGCAGGGGTTCTCATGCGAGTATGCTTCACGGTACATGCAGAAATCGCCGTGGCTGTATTCGATACGCGGGATGCTCATGATGGCACCGACCGTATGCAGCACCATGTTCGGATTCAGGAGTGCCGCCTCCAGCAGATTGTACTCGTCGCTGAAACTCGGATCGAGCGACTTGAGCGTGTACATATAGTCATCCGAGTCTTTCTTCGAGATGGATAGCGGACTGCGCGTCAGACGGCAACCGACACGGAAGACGATCTCGTCCGGTTTGTCCTCCAACTCGATACGTCCTTCCAGATACGGGCCTATCGTCTCTACGATGACAGGCAGCGACTTGCAGTAACGACGGAAATAGAAATACGACATGTAACTGCAAATGCAGACCACGATCTGGTTCTTATTCAGGCAGTATGCGAGTTTCTTGATGACATCTTCGTGATAGGTGCTCTGCACGGTGATAAAGACCACCTCCGCACAGGAAGCCGCTTCAATGTTATACGAGACATCCGCGATGGTTGTCTCGTGATACTGCTGATTCTCTTTGAGGAAAACGCGATTGCCGTTGGCTTGAATCTTCTCGAACACCTCAGACTTGGTATTCGATGTCTTAATCAACGATACTTCGTGACCTTTGATGGATAAGTCGGCTGCGATTGCTACGCCTACGTTGCCGGCTCCGATGACTGCTACTTTCATTATATACTCTTTTTGTTTTGAGCGGGGAGCTGGACTTCCACCAGCTTCTCGTCTCAGGTGTGAGACGCGCATGTTTCGTCATGCTTTCCCCGCAAACAGGGTTCCGGGAGCGCATTCCCTTCACCCTTATATAAATCAAGCAAACAATCTCCTTGTGGTTACACGATATGCGCCTCGTGCTTTGAGCGCGAAGCAGGAGTTAAACCCACATCTCCTACCCGGCAGGTAAGCGCATGTTCGCCATGCTGTTCGCGCAAACGGGCGGCGCATCGCCCTTTATTCTCACTATGAAAGTATTCTTTTGCCACACACTGTTAGCCGGTATGCGCCCCGACTAAAACAAGGTCAACTGTTCAGGTTCAGGACGTTTCTGCGGTGGAGGTGTTTGTGCCGCTTGCTGCGCCTGAGCCTGCTGCTGCAAGTACTCCCACTCATTAAACTCCTTGACGGTTATGCCGTGGTCGGTAAGGTACTCCGCAAGCATGTGGCGGTGGCAGAAGTCACCCGGACGTTCGTAGCACAGAAGCGCCACGTCAGACCCTCGGCCTATCATGCTCAGTTGACGTATCAATGATTCAATGTTCACGCTCTGACAGATCGCTTTGTACATCCGGATGTATTCTTCTCGCGATGCCTCCTTCACCATGTAGGGTGTGGGTGCCAACCAAATCAATCTGTCGCCATCCCAATTACGCGGCGACCAGCGTGCGATGCTGATGGGATGAATACCGCATCTTTTTAACGTTCCGACATTGCCGAAATACGATGTAAAGATTTTCATGCTGCAAAGGTACTGCTTTTTTGTTTAATATCCAAACATTTTCATCAAAAAATTGCAAAAAACTTCATTTTTTAACTATTTTTGTCAATTTTCTTACTATAATCTTTCAGTTTTGCACTTAAAAGTTAAAATCGTAGTGCTCGTATGGTCCATCGTGCATGATGAACGGACAGGTTCGCGTTCCGGGTCTGTAGAACTTGCCGTTCTTGTGCCGACGGACGGTATAAATCGGGTTACTCTCGTCGCTCTCAAACGTCCACTCTTGCAGACTGTTATCGAAGTGCCCGACGAAGCCGCCCGGTACGAACGAAGCCATGCGTGCCTCTCGTGCTTCCGGTGTCTCGGTCGCCTTGAGCCGACGGACATCCATCCGGTCGCGGCTATAGACCTCCAGCACCTCGTAAGCGTGAGCATCGGAGTGCAGATACTCGGTCATGTACCACCGCTCTCCCATGAACGGCTTGTTATTCAGGATTCGATCTTCTATCTGCCGCGTCTTGGCGCATTGCTCATGGAACTGATCATGCTTTTGCTTATTGGACTCGTCTGCCCGCCATGCCTTATAGAAGATGGTTTCCAGACGTTCGCTGTCTGCTTTCTGTCGGATCAGCAGCGCATTGAACTCGATGGCTTCCTGCCTGATTTGCTCGAATAATGCTTGATTCTTCATACTATGCTTTATCTATTTTCAAACGGTTTGCTTCGGCTTTGCTGACGATGTAGCGCCATACCCATTGCGCTTCCGAGTACTCGTTTCGGAACTCAATGCCCTGTTCGTTTAAGATGGAGTCCACTCGCTTGATATCCGCGTCTGCCGAGAAATTGCAGAACAGCCAAACACCTATTCCGTAGGTAGTCGGATAGATGCAGAAGTTACGCCCAATGCCGTGGCTTTTCAGCAGCTGCTCCATCTTACGTGCAAAATCGCCGTATGCACCGGAGAAGGCTTTCTTATCGCGCTCCACCAATTTCTGAACGTACTCAACTGTTATCTCCTTGCTTTTGACGTTCTCTTTCTTTGCAAATGTACGATCCCCGTAACTAACGTAGAGAACAGGCGCGTCATACCGATTTAGAGCCTTGCTGTTTGTTGTCATCTCGGCGTGTTCCTCTGCTCGTTTTTCGAGGTCAGCCATTGTCTTAAACAAGTCGCCTAATCTATCGCCTACTGTATCTTTATAATAGTCGATATATCCTTTCCGCTGCTGTTCGTAGCAATTATCCCAATGCTCCTTGAACGTCTCTTCCGGATACCACCGTACTTTTATTCCCTGCGCCTGGAGCGCTTCTAATGTCTCTTTACTGATTCTCATATTGCTTCCTACTTAATTTTATTCAATGCGGCTTCTTTAGCAGCCAGTTTCTTACGAACGTGATAGATTTGCTCTTGAGACGAGCGATAGTGAAGCTCGATCCCATTCTTGCGGATGTACACCTTGCGGAGTCCTACCGGGTCGGAATCGAAGTAGTGCTTCTTCATCATCTTCTTGTTCTTTCGAATACTCATGTGGGTCTTCATAACTCTTTGATTTTAATGGTTTTCTTATATTTCTTAATTTTATGTAAAGTTACAAAAATTTTGCGATATGACCAAATTTTTCGGGCATAAAATGCTGAAAAAGTGATATTTGCAATGCGTCCTTGCCAAATTATATTTTGCTACTATATTGTTTCAGTTTTGGCATGGAATTTGTCA